CTTCACCTGTAACTGAGGTGAGCGTTCCAAGTGCAGATGTGGCTTCAAGACCTGTAAGGGTTACGCTGACTGAGGTTCCGCCCCATATGTCAGTTCCCCAGCCTTCTCTACCCCAACCTGTAGCCATTTTAGGCTACCGTTACGCTATTCTGATAATAGCAGTAGAAGAAGCAGCAGCAGGAAAGACTATGGTAAAGTCTCCAGCAGTTGAAGTTTTATCACCACCAAAATCAATTGTAGCAACTGATTTGTTTGAATCGCTTGAGTTATAAATCATACAACCTCTAGCAGTAATAGTAGCTGTACCAAAGGTTAAATCATTAAAGTCACAAAACGCAGTAGTACCAGAACTTGTTGGAGTTACGTTTGTTAAATCAGCTCCACCAGATGTATAGTTAGTACCAGATGCTTGACCTGTAGTAGTAAAAGAAGTTGTTGTAGCACCTAAAGTTGCTGATGAAGTATACAAAGCAAGCTTATAAGTATCGCCAGCAGTACCTGCTGTAAAGTTATGATTGCCTTTTAAAAGCTCAGTTTTAAAGCTTGTTGTAAGTGTTGATGTAATTGCCATAATTATAGTTTCCTAATTAAATCAGAAGCTTGAGTTAAACCTTCTTTATCTAATTTATTATTAATTGTAATCCTATCAGATTTTATAGCATTTTGCATATATTGTTCAATAACTTTTGTAATGTTATCTTTGTACTCTTGAACTTGTTCTTGAACTTTTTCTGGAGCTTCTTCGCTTACTTGTATAATTTTTTCTACGCAAAGCTTTGCCCAAAAATCAACTGAATGCCCTCCTTCTTCTGTTGTATGAACTTCAATAATGCCTAGCTCAGGTCCAGCTTTATAACTCATTACCATTTATTTGGTTCTCCTACTTTATTTTTTTTAAGATGAGTATCATTTCTATCAATCAAAACAGGTTCTTGTTCTTGTTTAAATTGTTGTAGTTGACTTCTTTTTTTAGCAATTAAGACTCCCTTCTCATCTGTAATAACAACCAAAGGATCATCTAAACGATGGTAGCCATAAAGTTTTTCGTCAGCTGGAACAGCTGTATCAAGAAGATAACTAGTAGCAGCAACCTCAACTTGAATGCCATTAAACATAGCTTTGCTTAACCAAAACTCTACAGAAGCTCTGCCTGCTTCAGCAAAATGCAAATTACCTTTATAACTAAAATCAATTCCAAACATTTTAATTTTGCCTACCTTGTTCCATACAGCAAAAGCTACTGCATAAGCAACAGTATTGTTTAGATAGTGAGATCCGCATCCAGCTAAGACTTCATCAATAGGATATTCAACTAGGCCAGGACAACGATCATCTAATTCACATGTGTAAACTGGACCTTGATGCTCAGTAAGAAGCTTAGCCATACTATCAGTTTGACCACCTGCATCATCAGTATCTAGAAATCTAGATGCTGGATCCATCATAAATACTCTATCATGGTAAATAACAGATGCCACTGCATTGATAGCCCAAACCTCATCAAAGTGTGAGCCATGTGATTTTGCTAAATTATAGTCAAACCAACTTTTGCCCATTCCGACAATAGCTACGGTCTTACCTTCAAGTTTCTTGATTGGTTTCATATCTTCTCCTTTTTTTAAAAAACTAAGTTATTTGCGTTCTTAACGAATCGTATCTGTATTCGTCTCTTCTTCCTCTTGCTTCTGCTTTGTTTTTTAATCTTGCCATTTCTTGTTGAAATCTATCTTCATAGAGTTTCATCATGTCTGGATCGCCTTTCATAAAAATATAAGCTTCGACTAAACTTCCATATAATAAACCATTTCTTGCATGTTCTGACATCCAAGTTCCAGTTGTATCTGTTACTAATGAGTTTGGCTTGTATAAATAATGAAGTTCCGTTGTATAGTTTTGATCTGGAACTGGAGCAATAATTAAAGTTGACTCTTGTAATCCTGTATTTAAATTTTTGTCAAAGTCACCATAATATAATGGTAATCCTCTTGCTGATGAATCTGTTGGATCTGGTGCATATTCCTGCATAAAGCTAGGATGCTTTTTGTCAAGGTAATGATAGTCTCCATTGCTATCTATAACAGCTAATGAAAAAGAAAGCTCAAAATCATTTGGCGCTGTTAAAAATCTAGAACCAGCTGTCATAGATCCTTGTACGTTTCTTCTAAAATAATCAAATTGAACTAACTCAAAAATTCTTTCTTCTGCATTTTGAATAATATCATCCAACGTATTAACAAAAGTTGTTTCTGAATTTTCAACAAAATCTTGTATAAGAGTTTTTAGTTCTGATAATGTTAAAGGACTGCTCATGATGTTGTAATTGTAACCTCTCCAACTCCACCTGTCATTTCATCTACTGTAAAGTTTGTTCCTATAATGTCTGAGTTCATATAATGAGGTTTATAAATATCTGTATAAACCACTACAACGTAGCCTTCACCCACTTCTTTATCGGTATCAGGTCTAGGTTGATAAATTGCTTCAGGATCAGCTTTAGCTGTATGAGGTTCTAGTTGAGGATGTTTTGGTTCGTAGCATTCAGAACAAACTTTAAAACCAGTCCATTCTTTTTTTAAATCTAGCAAAGGATATTCAAACGCACATCTATCGCATAAACCTACTGCAAATTTACCTGAAGCGTAAGACATATTACCTCAAACTATTAAAGGGTCTAATTCTAAATGATGCTTTATCTTCATCAGTAGACATAGCCCTATCAAATTCTTCTTCGTATATTTGTTTTAATAATTGAGCTTTTTCTGGAGCTCTTTTTATTGCAATATAATATGCAAGCCCTGCTGCAAAACAAGGATAAAATCTAAATGGCATATCCATAGTATTTGTTGCAGCATCAGCATCATCCATTCTAATCATTTTATTAAAAACCAAAATATCTGTTGAATTTTCTGGCGTAGGCCAAACTTTTAAAACAGGAGAATTTAATTTATCTAAAAACCATTGAGAAGGCATGCTTTGAGTTGTTTTATTAGGAATATTTAAATAAGAACTTCTGCTTAATCTTTCAATAGAAATATCTGTTTGAACGCCGTTTGTTGTACGTCTTAAAACAACATCTAAAATATCAATAACATTAGAATTTAAAGTGTACTCAGCTGTTCCTTGAGTAACAGTTTGAGTATCTTGCTCTATTGTCCATTGATTAAGACCTCGGTTAGCCCACTCTGCCAACATAAGATTAATAGACCGTCTTGCAGTTTTTAAATCATAACCAGTTCTAAGTTCTAAGCCGCATCTTTCAAATGCTTCCTCTACGAACTCAGCTACGTTTGGTTCAAAATCTGTACTGCCTGAAAGTGCCATAACTAATCCTCTGGAGCGTATAGATTATTAAATGTTATATTCGGGTCCATATAGCTCTCATGTTGTTCTGCTGAATGCGTCCATTGAGAAGGCATAAAATCTGGTGCCCCTTCGCCTACACGCCATAAAGCAGGATTTGTTGCTCTTACCCTATTATTAGGTAAAGCTACAAAATTGCCAGTATATTCACCAGCATCTGTTAAATATAGCACATGTGACTGCTTATGTTGAGCTGGGTCATCTGCTATAGAATTATCTGTATAGTCTACAGTAAATAAATACTTTCCTGTATAAAATTCTCCTCCTATTTTGCATACCCAAGGAGATGAGCTAACTCTGTCCATAACAATTACAGAATGCTCATGACTTAAACAATCCCAGGGCTGAGCTAAATGATCTTCCATTGGATTTGGCCATTCTTGCAGAGGTATGTCTGCTACTAAGGCTTGTATAGGCATTCTTGCCCACATAGCGCCACCATGAACATTTGGTGCATCTTCCATACTATCTATTTCGCATCCAGTAAATACAACTTGAAACGACAAAGATCTGTCTGGAATTGTGTTAACAGCTATAGCAAGAGCATGCAAATACTCTCCATGATAGTTGCTATGATTGGCAGTAAATTCTTTTCTTACCCAGCATTTAAACTGAGGTATATTAGAAATTAAATATGACATCTAAGGTGCAAATTAAACTTTGCCGCCCTTTGACATATATTTAGTTCCTTTAGCTGCGCCACCTTTAGCCATATATTTAGTACCTTTTGCTGCTCCGCCTTTGGACATATACTTAGTCCCTTTTGCGGCGCCGCCTTTTGACATATATTTAGTACCCTTAACTGGGCCACCTGTAGCATATCCTTTAGTTTTTTTAAACATAATTACTCCTAATAAAACTTAGTTTTTTTTCTTCTGCCGTTCATTACTTTACCACATCCTTTAGCAATTCTAATTTCTACGACACCACCTTCTGATTTTTTTGTCCTACCGTCTTTCCAGCTAATTCTTTTTGAACTAGTTTTCTTTTTAGCCGCTGCGGTACATTGAGCTTTTGTTGGTCT